TTCAGCAGGCTGGCGCCGATGTCGAACTGTCGAACACCATCTGGCTGATCTCCTCCTCGGTGATGAAGGCCATGTCACCGGAAGGCGCGATGTTCGCCAGCGGAATGCGCAAATCGCGGTTGTCGCCACCGCCGTTGTCGGCGACGAAGAAGATTTCCGCGTCGATCGAGCCAGAGTTGCCCGACGTGATCAGCTTGCGGTCGCCGGCGGCCGCCGTATAGTCGGCATGCACGGTCTGGCCGTTGGTGATGGCGCCGCCCGGAATCACGTAGAACATGCCGCTGTCGGCGTCGAGCGAGTAGTCGGTGTTGAGGACGTACGTGGTCGTTCCCGCGACGTCGGTGATAGTGACCGATGAAACCTCACGCACGCCGACCTTGTTCGAGCCGACCAGGCCGAGCTGGTAGTGGAAGCCCTTGTTGACGACGATCGGCTCGTTCGTCACCGGGGTCGCCGACTGCGCCAGGTCGGACAGAGTGCCGCCGACGAACATCGCGACATTCTCGTTCTGGAAGTCATCGCACGTGATCTGCGCGTTGAAGTTGACGGAGATCGTTTTGGTGAAGTCCTTCGTGCGGATCGCCGACGTGCTGTTGAAGTGCTCGTATTTCTGCGACTCGACGGTCAGGGTGAAGCCGGGGCAGTTGCCGATGAAGCGACGCCCCTCGTAAACGCCGTTCGCGTACTTGTTCACGAACAGCTTGCCGCGGCCGAAAACGTACTGATTGGTGTGAGAGTTGAGCGGAAGCGCCATTTTTCGATCTCCAGAAATGCGAAAGGCCCGCTCGATGGCGGGCCTTTCTGGTGGGTTTTTGCTCGACTACTTGCGCTTGAGTTCGCGTCGCTTCGGACGCTCGGGCTCGACAACGCTACCGGCACCCAAGCGCGTGAGTTTCTCGGCTTCCGCCGCCGGCAGCTTTGCTACGTCGCCCGCCTCGTACCGGATGCACGCATGCACCCAGTCGCGGGCAAATTCAAATTCAGTGGTATGGGTCACCGAAGGTCTCCTTGTACGTGCAAACGAATCGCACGTTGATCGCAGCGGTATATGCACCCTTCGGCTGCGCGACGAGGTCGGAGCCTAGGTACGTGATCGGGCCGATCTGCCCGTCAGCGTCGCGCACTCCGCGCTTGCGATCGCCGGTCAGCCCGGCCGACCAACCAAGCAGGCAACGCTTGACGTCGGCGCGTGCTCGGCCAAGCCACGCAGGCGTATCTTCCGCGTCCGGCGCGCCGTGCAATTCGACAGCGAAGCCGAGCGCGATCGACATGCTCGCGCTGTTGTCGGTTGCGCTTCCTTGGTTCGGGAGTTCGGACGTCTCCGTCAGTACGAGCGCCGGTAGGCCGTCGAGTTCGGCACTTGGCATGAGGCGCTTGGCGTTGGCGCCGGCGTCTGTCTCGTAGCCGTTCGCGAGCGTGATCGTGCTCAACTGATCGAGCACGGCCGCCATGACGCGCTCACTGATCGGCATCATGGCTGCGGCCTCACGACGCAGACGTGGCGGCTCTCGTCGCTGTTGTCGGCGATCCCGACCACGACGAAGCGCTCGACGCCGATCTCGAACGACGCCTGATTGACGACCGGGGCGCTGCCGATCTGATCGCGGAATGCCGTGATCGTGATGAGCGGATTCTTCACGGTCGCCGCGTCGCCGACGTCTTGCATGCCGCGATCGACGAGGACGATGCAGTCCGGCACCGGCGTGGCCGACGGCGACGCGCGGTATTCGGCGCGGTCGGCCATGCCGGCGTCGGCGAACGCCTCACGAGCGAGCGCGTCGAACTCAGCGAGGAATGCATTGGTCATGGCGCAGGCTCCAGCAGGCCAAGCCCTTCGAGCGCCGAACGCCACGCCTGGGCGTTGATCCAGCGCCCTTCGGAGCTCGTGTGCACGCCGTCGGCGTTGTAGTCGTAGATCGACGCCAGCCCGTCGGCGCCGTCGCTGAGCGCAGCGACGTGCGACGTGACGCGCGCGTCGACACCGGTGATCGGCGTCGCCCCGCCGCCGGCGATGGCCGTGTTCACGGCCTGCCACGCCGAATACGCGGCCGCCGCGTTCGTGGCCGTGTTGAGCCATCCTTTGCAGGGCGTCATCTGCGCGAGCACGATCCGGCACGACGCCGGGACCGCGGCGCGCACGGTGTTGACCAACCCTTGCAGGTCGCTGATCACGGTCGCCGTTGTTGCCAGGTTTTCGCCGACGCGCCCCTTGACGTCGTTGAGGCCGATCTGGATCACGACCGCCTGCAGCGTGCTCTTGTCGTCCAACGCGTTGAAGAACGACAGCATGTCGGCGATGCGCCGGCCGCTCTCTGCCACGTCGTACCGACCGCACACGAGCCCGCCGCAGAAGCTGGCTACGCGCGGCGCGATCGGCGCCACGCCGGACAGGCCGGAGACCGTGCTGTCGCCCAGCACGCATGCATACGCGAATCCGCGCTTGACCCACGCGACGGCGTCGGCCGTCTCCTGCGCGTTCAGCAGGCGGTTGATGACGATCATGCGATTCACGGTGACGCGCGAGGACGCCACGCCGATCTCGACCGTGCTGCTGCTCGACCAGTTGCCGCCGCCGGCCGCCGCGCCGCTGGCGGTCCCGGTGCGCTTGATCCCGTTGCTGTAGACCGTGACCTCGTCGCTGAGCGCGGTCTGCGCGATGTCGAACTCGTACCGGTCGACGAACGCCGCGCCGCCGGCGCCGGTGAGTCCGTCGACCGTGGCGAGCGTGATGCTGCCGCCAGCGCCGGTGTCGCCGCGGATGCGCCCGACCGGGGGCGGCGTGAACCCGCACCAGATCGTTCCGGCCGTGGTCGCCCAGTTCCCGATCGCGACGACCGTTCCGGACGCAGTCGCTGCGTCGTACAGGCACGAGTAGATGACGGTCATCTTGTCGCTGTTCGAGAAGTTGATCGCCGCGCTCGCGATGCGCTGCGGCGACCCGAACATGTACGCGCCCATGCAGACGCGCGCTGTGACTTCCTTCAACGTCACCGACTTCACGCTGCCGGCGAAGGTCGCATCGGCGGCGAACTCGAACGTCGTATTGCCGGCTGCGGCCGCGAAGACCTCCGTGTAGGTGCCGCGCGCGGTGCGCGCGTTCGTGCTCACGGTGGTGCCACCGGTGAACCGCGGCGTCAGCGTGCCGGCCGTGCGCGTCATAGTGTAGCTGAGCTGATAGACCTTGCCGGCCGTCAGCGACACCGTCCACGACAGCGACGATGCCGTGCCAGCGGTCTTGACGACCGTTGCACCGGATCGCGCCCACCCGGTTCCGGGAGTGAACCCGGTGTCGTCGATGATGCGGCCGTTCGTGAGCAGCTCGCTGCCGAGCGTGCGCGCCGCGCCGCGCCACAGCGGCTTGTTCGCCGCCGTGGCCTGGGTCAGGTGCTTGGCATTCGGCGACAGGTCAGTGATGTAGCCGATCGGGTCGTTCGGCGCGGCGACGGCGCCCGTGCCGGTGTTGGACTGGAACAGCAGCGAGGCCGTCTGCGCGTCTATCGCAACGCCGCGGTCGCTTGCGCCGAACAGCGACGCAGGACTGAACGGCACGGATGACGCCAACTGCCGATGAGTGACGCCGATGAACCCGAGCATCAGGCGCGCGAAATCACAGCAATCTTGTCGCCGGGCGCGGGCGAGAACCACGCCTCTTGGTCAGCGGCAAGAGGATAGTGGTTGGTTGCAGTCGCCGTCGGATTCGCGCCGTAGCTGAAGGTGCACTTCGCTTCCGCGTACACGCGCACCAGAGTCGTGCTGGCATTGACCGCAGACGACTGCGCAGACGCCCCACCAATGGCCACAGCTTGCGCTGCGACGATCGCTCCGGCCACCTGCATCGGCGCCCCGCCGCGATTGGTCACGATGCCGGCGAATTCGGTGATCTTCAGATCGGACATTTACGGACTCCAGAAACGACCAAGGCCCGCGAAAGCGGGCCTTGGTCGTGGCGTTGCTGGTGGTTTCCGATTAGGTGCGCTTGCCCTTCAGCAGCACCTTCGGACGCGTGCAGTACGAGAGCGGATTCGACTGCGACTCCATCTCGATGCGCTTGCCGTTCGGCGACAGCCACTGCTTCGCGTACCGCGGGAGGCCGATGGTGTTGACCGTTTCCATGTAGTCCGCCGGCGCGTAGACCGTGCGGAACAGTCCGGGCGTACCCACCGGGAAGATGTGGCACTTGTCCGTGTCCACCATCGCCGAGCTGCCGTTCTTGCCGCGGTAGTTCATCCAGAGGATGCCGCCGAACTCGAACATGCCAGCCATCTTGTTGCCGGTCGGGAGGATGTAGCCTTCGCGCAGCACGGACGCCATCGGCGTATTCTTGTAGGACTCGACGACTTCCTTGTGGGCGAGCAGGTCATCGAAGAACGCGTCGCCGCAGAACGAAGCCACGCCGGTGTACGAAACGCCGCCGAGATTGTCGGCGATCAGGCGCACGGCACTGGCGCACTTCTTCCGCAGGGCTCCGGACGCGGGGCTCGCGTTGTCGAGATCGAAGTCGATCTCGGATTCCTGGCTGACGCCGAACTCCGTGAACAGGTCATAGAGCGTCGAGCCGTCGGCGTTGAGGATGAGCCCCTTCACCGCGCCGAGCCGCTGGTACTCGAGCGTCGGATCGAGTACCAGGCTGACCGCGTCACTCAGCCGCGAGTTGACCATCGGCATCACCGACTGCACGTCGGTTTCCGATCCGAAGGCGCGCACGCCCTGCACCTCATCGGCGTTGATGCCGTCGTCGTGCTGGTAGTGCGGAATCAGCAGCGAGCGGGCGCGGCGCTTGTCCTTCGCCTTCGTTTCGCCTGCTCCGCCGCGGGGCGTCGGGTTGAGGAGCTTCAGGACACCGTCCTGCTCCTCGATCATGATCGACGTCGTCGTGACGCCGCGTTCGTTCCAGTCGATGACCTGGCCGGCGAGGCCCGGAACGAACGGCAGGTTGTTGATCGCGTCCGTGAGGCTGATGACGCCGAACGCGTCTTGGTTGAAAACGTCCAAACTCGGCATATCGTTTCTCCAGAAATGAAAAACCCCGCCGAGGCGGGGTTCTTGGGGTGCGGATCTGGGCGCTGTTAGCGCAGACGGATGCCGCGGTTGCTCAGCTGCTGGGTGGCGACCGCCTTCTGCGCGGCGGTGATGCCGCTCGGCCAGACGATCTCATTGCTGTTGCAGTCGGTGTCGCGCGCCGACACGACACACGCGCGATCTGCAGAACTCGCGTCCACCGCGGCATAGAGGATCCCGGCGGCCGTCTGCGTTCCGTCGGTCGCCGCGGGGTCGAGCTGCTCGTAGTCCCCGCCGGTGACGGTGACGTGGATGATGTCGCCGATGTCCCAGTCGTTGGCACCGTCGGCCACCGTGAGGTTGATGTGCGTGCTCGCGTAGGCCACGGCGACCGTGAGGTCCGGCAGCTGATCGCCGGACGGCGTCCGGACGCTGAACGTGCCCGCGTTGCCCGACTCGGTCTTGCCGGTCAGCACGTAGATGCCGACCTGCGCATCTGGGCCGAGCGTCACGGCGCCGATCGTGCCGTCGCCGGTGCCGCTGATCTTTGCGCCGGCCGCGGTCTTGAGTTGACCGAGAACGGAGCCAGCGGCCAGGTCCTGGCCGGAGTTGAGCTTGCCGTTCTCGCGGGACATGCAGCCGTTGGCTTCGGACAGGATGTAGCCGCCGGCATGGGTCGTTTCGGTAAGAGCCATGTTGTCCTCCAGTTACTGCCGCTGGTGATGACCAGACCCCGCGGCGGCAGCGCGGCGGCGGTTGTAGATGTCGGTCGCGCTTTCCACCTTCTGCGCCGTCGCGGCCTGCGGCGGCAGCGTGACGATCTCGACCTCGCCGGTGGCCTTGGCGTCGATGAGCTGCGCTCGTACCGCGGCGATGTCGGTGTTCGCCGCGACGTAGTCGGCGGCGAGCGATTCGACGCCGGCAGCAAAACACGCGTCGCGAACGGAGCTGGCGTATGCGATCGCGGTGTCCGCAGTTTGATTAGCGGGCCCGCGTTTGATCAGCGCGCGCGCGACGGCATCAGGCAGCGTCGAAATGCTGACGCGCGAAACAAACTCGGCTAGCGCGACCTCCGGCGATGGTCCCGATGCCACGACAGGAAGCAGACCGGCGGACATCTTCATCGGCTTCTTCTTGCGCGCGCCAGCATTGGTGTCATCGTCATCGCTGGCGTTTTCTTCAACCGCGACAAGTTCCGAGTCGACGTACCATTTGTGCACGCCCATATCCTCCATGCCGTCCACAATCACGCCGTACGGTGTCTCGGTGCTGACGATTTCGATCGTCCCGAACTTGTGCGCGGGGTCGTGCGGTTCCTTGATCTCCACGCGGTCGCCTTTGACGAACTTCGTGGAGTCGCCTCCCGACGCCGGCTCCACGCTGGTCTCGAGATGCTCCATCAACTCGTAGTAGGTGCCGATGCGATCGGCAAAGCCGATGCGCACGCAGTCCTCGCCCTGATAGACCTGCGCCTCGGTCGCGAGTACCGCGTCGACGTCCATGCCGCGGTAGCGCGCCACCGACGCCGCGAAGAGCGTGCGCATGCTGTCCATGCGCTCCTGCAGCCACGCGCGGGTCTTGTCGTCGAGCGGCGCGTGCGGGCTCATGTCGTTCTTGTGCGCGCCGGAATAGATCGCCGTGATGCGCACGCCGAGCTTCGCGTCGAACGCCGACTGGTCGATGTGATACGCAATCACGCCGACCGATCCACCTCCGCCGGTCCGCGTAATCCAGATCTCGCCGCACGACGCGGCAATCGCGTACGCCGCCGAGTAGGCGTAGTCGTCGATGACCGCTATGACGCGCTTCTCGCCGCGCGTCGCGTAGATGTGGTCGGTCAGATCGAACAGGGCCGCGCCCATTCCGCCAGGCGATTCGATGCGCATGACGATGGTCTCGATCGTCGAGTCCGTCCGGGCACGATCGTAGCTGCTGCGCAGTTCCTGATAGCTGAGGGGACCGGGATCGCAGAGGTCGCCCTCGTAGCGATTGACGAGACCGCCGGACACGTTGATCACTGCGACGTTGCGTGCGGGCGTAACAACCTTGCCGAATTCGTCCTTCGTCGCCGGCGCGAGCTCGCCGATGACCAAGGTCGGAGGCCGCGCCTCGACCGCGCCGGAGAGATACGCGCCGACGACCTGCTCGCCCATTTGCGGATGTACGAGCAGCGGTTGCCCGAATGCCTGCGTGAAGATCTGCGAAACCAGCGGCGACTGGGACCTGCCCAGAAGTCGCGCCAACAGGTTCCATTTACTGGTCGGCTTGGTCATTGTTCCCTTCCTGCGGCGCACTCGCCTTCGATGGGGCCGACTTGCTCTGCCGGCCGTCGCTGTCATGCTGCAACCCGAGTTTGTCGGCGCGCTCGTTGTCGCGCTTCTGCTGCAGGTCGGTTTCTTCGGGGTCGTTACCCTGCCCCAGGATCACGTCGCTTCGGGGCTTGAATCCCGCGCGCACTGCCTTCGTCTCGGCATCCACGTCCTGCACCGGGTGGCTCCACGGCCAGCCCTGCGGGACCCACTGCGCCGCCGTGACCTCGTCGCGCAACTCGGCGTAGTTCGGAACAACGATCTTCCCGGCGAGCACGCCAGCGTCGAACCAGGCCTCGCGCACAAGCTGGCAGAACCGCGGGATCATGTAGAGCCACTGATCCATCTCGATCAACCGGCGGAATTCGTTGAGCACCAGCTTCAGCGCGCGATCGCTGATGTCCTTCAGGTCGCCGGTCAGCACCTCGAGCGGAATTCCTGCGCGGGCGCAGAACGCCATCAGCTCGGTGCGAACGAAGTCGGCGTAGTCGTTGCCGGCGCCGGGCGGCGACGAAAACTTGACGTCCCATCCTTCCGGCAGCTCCTGCATCGTTGCGGGCTCGAGGCCCGCGATCGGCGTGTCGTCTTCATCTACGCCGGCCTTTGACTCTTCCAAGATGCTGTCGTTGGCCGCGGCCGGCGGCCGCGTGTAGAAGCCAGCGAATAGGTTCTGGATCGCCTGGCGCTCCGCGACGTTGTCGCGCGTCGTCGCCAGCGTGTTGATCAGCACGAGCACCGCTTGACAGCGCGGAATGCCCCGAATCTGTCCAGCACGCAGCGGCCGATAGAGATGGATCACCTGCTCGGCCGGGACGCGCACGAGCTCGTTGCCGCGCGCGTCCATCCAGGTTACGTCGCCAGGGTGCGAGCGGTACATCCAGTAGGCGACCCGCTTCCCGATAGAGCTGAACTCGATCCCTTGTCGAATCGCGTTGCCGTTGCTCGCCGTGCCGTAGTAGTCGCGCGGGCACTGCTCGGATTCGATGAGTTGGACCTGCATCGGCACCGGTAGCCCATCTGTCGGACGCCGGGCCCGGATACGTGCGAACACCTCGCCTGCCTCGTCCCACTCCGTCCACGCAAGCTGCTGCTGACCGTAGAACGTCGAGACGCCGTCGGCGTCCATGTATTTGATCTGCGCGAGCCATAGCGCGTCGACGAGGGCACGGAACTCCGGAGTGCCCCAAACCTGCTTAGCCTGGATGCCGACGCCGACGCCGTTCGCGGCGCGCTTCTCGATCGCTGCACCGACCCACGCGTTGTTGCGCACGGCGTCGCGCATGCGCGCAAGAACCGTCCCCACGTTGCCGGCGGAGTTCGGCCCGGACATCGGCGGACGCCAATGCTTGAGGCGCCGGCCATGACCGCCTGCGCGCAGCTCTTCCTGGCTCACGTGAGGCCATCTCCGGTTTGCACGACGCGGTAGGTTCGCCGGCGCTTCGCGCCGCCGTTCTTCTGCTGCGCGATCTCTTCGAGCAGCTGAGCGATGTACTTGTCCAGCGCCGCCATGTCGGCCGCGTTGTACGTGAGTCGGCGGTCGCCATGCTGAAAGCTGACCATGAGGACGCCGGTGCTCAGCTTGTGCCGCGCGACGTAGGCCTGTTCGAGCCAGGTCTGCAGTTGAGATTCGGTCGGCATCAGCGCCCCAGGTATTTGCTTGCAGCGCGCCGAAGCTTCTTTTTCGGCACGACGCGAATCTCCGGCTCGACATCGGGCCGGCGTATTTCAGGGTTCGAATCCCAGGGCAACGCCCAAGCGGGCGGCCGCTCCCAGTTGATCTGTTCAGCCTTGAGCAGCAGGCAGTTGGCCGAGTTGTAAACCTCGAGGTCGAACGACTCGTTCGGCGCCGAGTTCGGGTTTTCCCAGCGCTTCGCGCCTCGGGACTCCGCGGTCAGCTCCTCGAAGAAGCTCCGCGGCAGCCACGTCGGGAAGTGGTAGTAGCCCGGCCCTGGCGTCTCTCGCTTCAGGTTTGCGCTGACCGCATCCTTCAGGATCGTGGTGTTGATGAAGATCACCGGCACATCACCGGACGCACTGGTCTT